TAACCACAGTTTCAGTCACAGGAGCTTTCTTGGCTTTCCTAAGTTGATTCCAGTCATTCCAAATTTGTTGGTCAACATCTGGAGGACAGGCAACGCCAGTTGCTTTCTCTTTCTTTATATCTGTACTCTTTTCTTCTCTTCTCTTCTCTAGTGACGTTTTTGTAACGCTTGGTGCGTCACTATTTGCGTTACTATTTGCGTCACTTTCTTCGTTATTTCTGTATTTGTCTTGACGATTCTTGCCTAAAGCACGCTTTTTAGCTGTTTCGCCATTGTGATATCCAAAATTTGGGATAGAAAGAAGGTGTCCTTTTTGGTCGAGCCAACCAACAAAAGTCATTTGTTCGGCAAACCCTGTAACGCCAGCCAAACGATCTAGTAACGAAAAAGTGACGCTGTTTGCGTTACCATCAATGGTGTGTGTGTCAAACCAAGACCAAATACGCACAAGTTTCCCAACAACAGCATCAGGGTCTAAATTCATCCTAGCTGCTATTGCAAGAACTTCTGGTTTGTCTGGAGTATCTTTTTGAAGTTTTATCCAATCTCCAGCCATGTCACACCACCCAATCTGAAGAAGCTACCACCTGTACAACAAGATAGCGTTTGTCATTGGCTTCTTTTGACAATCTATCCGCTTCAGCTATAGCCCTATCGATTGATTCATGTATGCAAGTAAATCGCATACTTTTTGTGTGTCGGCTTTGACGCATTACTGCGTATTTGCCATGGAGATTTTGGAGTGGAGTTTCGCCAATCATCACTTTTTGATGTGGCTTTTTTAGACTAAGAGTAGCCATTGTTTAACCTTACTTCTTTGGTTGCCTTCACTAGACACGCTGGTGGCAGGATGGTGAAGAATCATCTTTTCGGGAGCTACCCTAGCCGCGTGAAACAATTGTAAACTTAAAAAAGCCTACTGTATAGTTAAATTCTTTGGTTGTTGGTAATTTCTTTTACAGGTGGTTTGCCAAGCAATCGAGTAGCTTGTGCCCTCATTACAGCATACTCAGCCTTTGTAAAGATGCCGTAAGTCTTAATCCCACAGATAATTTTTACGCCATTCTCTGATTTTTCTATTTCAGAGTCAGCCAAGGTGTACTTAGCAACCCAATGTCTGCCTACTTTAACTTGCTCTGTGGTTAACCTACCTTGATGGCGTAGTTTCTTGGCAGTACACAAAACTGTGGCTTGAGGCATACCAGTTATGTTGGCTACTTCGTGAGAGGTTAGAGGCCCGTTCTGGAGGGCTTTTATAACTTGTGCTTGGGTCATTGGTAGAGTTCTTGAATGTTAATTGGTCGGTTAATGTGGTTTTCCAGAGTCCTGGCAAGCAAAGCAACTACTGCTGCATTGAAGTCTTCTGGATCGTCCACATAGGCGTTGCACATGACAATTGCGTAATCAAGCAATGTTTCTGCGCATTTTTGTTCAATTTGTTCGATGTTCATACCAGTAGCCTAGCATGAAAAAAAAGATAAAAACACTAGGGAAACTACCTATGTAAAAGGTTAAAAAGGTGTGGCACATTACAGGTGTTGGGCATCCTTAAGCGTGAAGTCCATCATGCTAAACAGTTGCAATGCCATCGAAACTTGCGCCCAATGTGGGTTGATCTCAGCAACCAGGGACGAATTGCAAAAACGGACAACTTTGATAAACAAATAGGAGTGAATATGAAAAATGAACCAGCTTTCCCGTTTACGGAGATGCACACGCACGGCACGCCATATACACAATGGAAGGGCATGACCCTGCGTGACTACTTTGCGGCTAAGGCTATGCAAGCGTTTTTAAACGAAGTTGGTTGGGCAGCTGACCAAAAATGGTTTGATGGAATTGCAGAAGGCGCATACAGAATGGCAGACGCTATGCTCAAAGCAAGGGGCGAATGATGCCAATTCTCAATGGAAAGAAGGTTGTAGACCTAGAAGTAGATGGAGTAGATTCAAGAGATTATCCAGATTTCTGTGATGCCTACTTCTCTTATGGGTGCTACGAAGATGGAACAGAGTTAACAGATGATGAGTTAAACAGACTCACCGATCTGGCAAGCGATGTTCTGTGGGAAATGGCTTTTGATAGGTTGCACTAATGAAATCATTATTTCAAACCTATTTAGAAGAGTTCTCAGACATAGAATACTGCCCTTACTGTTTAGCAGTAAAAACCAACAAGTCATGCTGTACTGGTGACTGGATCGAATTCAAGCACTTTGGACTTGAAACACAAAAACAAATCATTCAACAAGAGTTAGATCAAGGATTTAATCATGGGCGTACATAAAAAGTTAATGGAAGCACGAATTGCACTTCAAGCTGCTCCACTCAAGAAGTCAGGCCACAACAAGTTTGCAGGCTACCAGTACTTCGAGCTTGGCGACTTCTTGCCAACAATCAATCAAATCTTCTCAAAGGTCGGTCTTTGCGGTGTTGTGTCGTTCGACAAAGAACTGGCAACCCTCACAATCACAGACACAGACGATAACTCTGAGATCAAGTTGACAAGCCCTATGGCAGACGCCAATCTAAAGGGGTGTCATCCTATCCAGAATCTCGGTGCGGTAGAAACGTATACCAGGCGCTATCTTTGGGTGTCAGCAATGGAAATCGTAGAGCATGATGCCCTTGATTCCTCCCCTCCAATCAAAGAGCAAGCCCCTGTAATTACACCAACACAAGGCGCTCAAGATAATATTCCTCCAGAGGAATTACAGTACTTGCAAGAGATGGCAGTTGAATTGATTGCCATGTGTGAGCAAGGTGATCCCAAGGCAGCTTGGGTTAAGTTGGAAGAAGAGAACCTAGACTCTGAGCAAAAGGTAGCTCTATGGACTCTGCTTCCCAGTAAAGTGCGTACAGCGTTAAAGAAAGCGAAGGAAATGTAATGGAAAAGCGTGATAACTCAGGTGTGTTGTTTAAAAACGACAAGAAAGAAACAGGAAACCATCCTGATTACAAAGGAAACATTACAGTCAATGGTCAAGACTATTGGTTGTCTGCATGGATTAAAGAGGGTAAGAGTGGAAAGTTCATGGGACTAGCCCTTTCACCTAAAGAACAACAAGCGCCTGTCAAACAGAAATCTAAAAGCTCAGGCTTCGATGATTTCGATGACGCGCCCTTTTAAATAGTTTTGGGGGAAAGCGGACAGAAATGTCGGACGAACGTTAGTACCCCTTCTTAATAATGATAGGAGTGAATGATGAATGATATTTTTGGCAACATGAAGCAGTCAATGGAGAAATTCTTTGGCACACCAGCATTTAAGTTGGTACGAAAAGAAGACCCTACAACTAGTCACGAAGCGGCTCAAATAGTTGACACCACCAAGCTCGAAAGTCTTGTCTATGAGGCTATTAAAGGCTTTCCTGAAGGTTGTATTTCAGATCAAGTCTTAGAGTTGTTCCCGCAGTACCCATATTCCTCAATAACAGCCAGGTATAAATCTCTGTTAGACAAGGGATTCATTGAAATCGTGGGCGTCAAAGTAGGTCGCTCTGGTCGCAAACAACGAGTTATGAAGGCTTCAAAATGATTGAAAAACCACCTTATTCAAAGATAAGTTATCCCTCTGTGCCAAACAAGGATTTCAAATGGTCATCTGGTTCTGATGTTCAAGCAATATGGAGAAAGTATGGATGGACTCCTCCTTCAGAAAAGATGACAGCCCCACCACCAGAGAAGTATCAAGAGCCTTTGCGGAGAATTAGATGACTGAAGAATATGTATTTAAAGACATAGAAAACCTGTCAACCTTTAACTTCAAGCCAAATTGCAGCATTTCTTTTCATCGTGGCAAAGAGAAAGTTGGTGTATTGGACTTTAATGGGCCAGAGATGAAATTTAGCGGTGATATGGATGAAAGTGCTAAGTTGTTTCTTGAACTTGTTGCAACATCATTTAAGACTCGACTTGAGCAAGAACGTGCTGAAGAACGAGAGGCGTGTGCAAAGGTGTGTGAACAGCAATTGAGTACACATGGCTGGGCGCAGGCGTGCATCGCGGCTTCTGCCATTCGAGCAAGGGGACAAGCATGACTGACAAAGAAGTTGAAGACATCATTAGGTCAAACATGAATCTGCAAATGAACCTTGCTGGCATACGAGCAGACTTTGAAGAAAAGTTACAGCGCACATGGGTTGGTCTAACTCTTGATGAACGCATAGAACTTGCTGAAGATGTTGATTGGCCTGCTGGCGCTTATTGTGAATACGCTGAAAAGATTGAAATTAAATTAAAGGAAAAAAATGTCGTTTGCTAAAACAGAGATGGACACAATCGTTTGGGGAACTGCGAGAGGCATTGTCCAGAACAGCACTCCATTCGCTCAAGCCTTGAAGACCAAAGAAGAGCTAGAAGAGCTATTTGATGCCATCTCCAAGGGCGATAGAGAGGCTATGGCAGACGCATACGGAGATATCCTAGTAACCCTAGTGATGGGCTGTGCCTGTGCCGACCTAGACCTTCTAACCTGTTTTCAAGGTGCTTACGAAGAGATTAAATTTAGGCGTGGGTATCTTAATAAAGAGGGTATTTTTGTGAAAGAAGTTTGATAGAATTGAAGCATCTCTGGGGAGAGATGTTCTAGTAAGCCCATAAAGGCAGTCTGCATCGTACTAGCGGTGTCTCCCCACGGCATTAGCCGAGACTGTCTCTATGGGTTTTTTATGGCTGGGGAGCCTATATGTTGACGCAAGAACGACTTAAAGAGTTATTTCATTACGATCCTGAAACAGGGATTTTTACTCGTGCAAAAGCCGTTTGTGGCAAAAGAGAGTATGTGGGTAAAGTTGCAGGCACTTTAGGTAAAAGAGGGTATCAAACAATCCACATTGACTACAAACTTTACACTGTACATAGACTTGCTTGGCTTTATATGACTGGTAGTTTTCCAGAAAAAGGATTGGCAATAGACCATATAAATGAGATAAAAACTGATAACTCATTTAAAAATTTAAGAGTTGTAACAAATCAAGAAAACAGTCACAACATATCTAAACCACGATCCAGCAATAAATCTACTGGCGTTCGTGGAGTTTTTTTAAACAAAAGAACAAACAAATATGTTGTTGAGATTTGGGCTAATTACAAACGATATCATTTAGGTACTTTTGACAACTTAGAAAAAGCAAAAAATGCATATCTAGACGCAAAAAAAATCTATCATCCATCATCTATCAAGCAGTCAAAATAGCAAGAGCAATATTATAGTGACGCTCTCTCTCGTTTAAACCAATATACCCACCATTTATGCAGCGCGTCATAGTGCGTAAGTCTTTAATGTCGGCATATTTGTTTAACTTTTGAGTAGACCAAAAAAACCCTGCACTTAAAGCAGCGTACTGAGGTGTCGCAACAAGGTCTGGTTGCATTACAAAGTCTTCACCAAGGGCTTGTCCTGCATGGTAGTAGTTGGCATGACCTGTTAGCTGAATACAGCCACGACCCCTAAAGCGATAACCATCACCAGAAGCCTCGTCACGATTGCCCATGCGATTGGCATAAACCATGTTGGCGATCTTCTTTGGATTCCTTGCATATTGGTTGGCAATCTCAAGAG